ATCATTCTTTGTGCTTGAAGAGCTATTTTTAATCCTCTTTCGTCTACGAACGCTGCAATGTCTATCAGTGCTTGTTCAAGTGATGTTTCTGACAAATCAGCTGCTGTTGCCAGCGCGTTAGACCACGTACCTCCAGTTGATAGAGCGTGATTGGTTACGCATAAAAACGAACCATCTCCTCCAGTACCTGAAGTGAAAGCGTTGTTAAGAATTGTAGCACCTTTAACTTGTTTAGTATGTGCCATTGATCTTGCCAATGCTCTTGTGTATCTAGCCGCTAGTCTGTCGTACAGATTGTCTTCGATAGCTTCCTCAGTGATTGCAAAAGCGAGAGCAATTGTCTCGTTAGTGTATCTTGCTGTGTAAACTTCTTTCGCATCGTCGAAAGTAACCATCGCGCCTTCAGTTTTAGTAGCCGCAGCTCCAAAACCAGAAAGCATGACTTCTTCTTCGAACGCACGATCAGACGTTTCTGTAGCGAAAATCATCGCTGCTTCATTGTCGTATCTATTGTATTCCAGGCCGAATAGTGCATTCAAACCTGGCTCTAGTTCTTTAACTAGCTGTGCTCGTGATATTGCCATATTATTATGCTCCTATTATGCTAAGCCTGCCGTACCAGTCTTATAAAAGTGGTTATTAATTCTAACTAACACGTCTACATTTACTGCGCCTGCTTCGTCGTTATCTACATCTTGAGAGATGTCGATCGCTTGAAGGACGGTTGTAATTTGTATACCTGAAGCAGAATAGTCTAACTGAACTTTAGAAGTACCAGTAATGGTATTACCCGTGACATTAGTTACATGAAAATTTTTGAAAATATCAGCAACTGCAAATGCCCCATCAGAATCTATCTTGTAAACTTGATCCGGTGCATCGATAACGAATGCCATAATGTCACTCGCTGCGATTGAACCAGGATAATAGTTTTTCCAAGTAGGCTTCTGAGTTGTCGGGTCTGTATAAAAGCAACCATTAAAAACGCCTACCACAGGTGTACCGCTGCCAGCTGTATGTCGTTCAATATGTCCACCAGTGACTGGGGTTACCAGGTCACCTTGGAAAATTGCCGTTCCATACGAACTTGCTATACGATATCTGTTTTGAGCATTAATAAAATCGCTTCCATCTAGTAGTCGGACTGGTTTCAGCCCAAACTTTTCCTCGACGTTAGCCATGTCTTATTCTCCTTTGTTAAACAAATATCGGTAATGGACTATTNCAAAAAAATTATTGTTTTCGTCCGCCACCAAAAGTTACCCTAGACTGTCTATCNATATTGATAGGCATCCCAGGNCGTTGTTCCTTCATAAGATCAGCATCTACCGCGGATATTTGATCGGATGATATTCTTTTAAAATAATCCGAGCGCGATNTTGCGATCTCTTCTGGTATCCTTGCCAACACAAGGCCTCCAACCCCAATCAGACCAGCGTATTTTCCTTCATGAATTTTGGGATATTCATTTTCACCGATTTCACTTAATAGTGTATCGGATCTTAAAAATACCCAACCTTCTCTAAGTCTTTTGGATACATTAGCTGAATCCATAAAACCCATACTTTCGGTTCTTATCCATCTCTGAACAAAACCCTTAGGCGCTGGTGGCGCATCGAGACTGTTCGGTGGCGTCCAAGGTTGATTACGTTTATCTTTTGATCGTTCCTCTGACGCGCGTGAGGTCTTTTTCACTTCCTTCATGCTTCCTCCTTCACGTATTTAGCGTATTCTTCTAGTGGCACCCCTAATTTTTTTGAAATAGCAACTTGTGACTTGGTGAGCTTCACAGTTCTGCGTCCTTGTTGTTTTCTACCAGCCGAAGCGACCATTTGGACGGGTGCTCGTTGCTCCGCTGTTTCGGTAGAACCTTGTGCAAATCGACCAGGAAAATAATCCTGCATTTGTCGATCAATTTCATTATAATAGTTATCGTCCTCAACATCAACCCCTCTACTCACAAGATCTTCATGTAGGGTCCATGCTGCGTTCGTCATAACTTTATCATTGCCAAACCACGTATTTTTTTGAGCCCATTGTTTTGCTTTGTCACTTGGTTGAGGCATACTTTCTCCGCCTTGCGGAAGATCCGGTCGATCAAGCTGGGCTTTTGCTTGTTCTTGTGATTCCTTAAGCTGTGCCTCTTTTTCGGCNATCTGAATTCTTGCTTTTTCTTTTTCAACAGCCAGCTGAACAAGCTCATCATTCGCTTTCATAATTATGTCCGAATTTTGAGACTCGATCGCTTCTTTCAGTTTATTTTTTACTTGTTCGCGTTGTGAATCTACTCGTGCATCAAATTCTTTTAGATACTTGTCATCACTAACACGATATTGATCTAAAGAATGATCGTATTTTTTTTGTAAGCCTTTCGCAAAATCAAGAGCTGCAACTTCTCTTCGTTCTGCTTCTCGATAGCGATGGGTAAGCTTATCAATACGTTTTTGAACACTTTTGGAGAGTTGTTCTAGATCATCCACTTTCCTTTCTTCTCTAATAGGCTCAGTTTTTATAGGTTCTTGTTTGGGCTCATCTTCAATAAGAATTTTAGCTTTTTCTTTATCCTTATCAATATGCTCCGTATAACCTAAATCAACTTCGCCAACATTAAGGTTGATCTTATCTTTAGGGTCTTCTTTTTTTTCAGGTTCTTTAACTTCGACGTCTTGTGCTTTAGCGTCGTCCATGTCTAATTCAACCTGAGCTTCTTTTTTTGCTTCTGCCATTGTTCCTCCTTAAAACATATGAAGAATATCTTCGGGTCTTCTGATTGTCGCTATGATCTCATCATCATTTAAAATACGATGTTCGCCGTATTTTGTTTTGAATCGAGAGCCAGCATATCGCCCATAGATTACAAATTGTCCTTCTTTACACCACGCTCCATTGGGGAATTTTTTTTCATCTTTATAGCAAAGATCTCCCATTAGAATAACTAAGCCAACAACGGTTGTCATTTCAATTGTTTCTTGAGTACTTTCAGTAATAAGAATTCCACCTTTGGTTTTCTTTTCTCCTGACCATGGTCTAATTAACATACGATACCCCACAGGTTTTGGAAGAATGTTAATATAACTTTTAACTCCTTCTGGACTTGTTGGTATTGTCTGTCTTTTAGAATTGTACGGACTAGGGATTTCTAATCCTTTGGGTTTTATTATCTTCGTCGTCTCCATCAATATTCTCCTTTTGCAGGTCTTTTAAGTCCTGAAGCAATGCTTCTAATGCATTGAGTCGACCCTTAGAATACTGCAATTGCTCCACCGTGTCTACACCATGACAAATATGGTCTGTAATAAGCTTTATTTGTTCATTAATGCGTTTGGTAATGCGGGCGACGGTATAAGGATCGAGCATTATTTCTTCTGGCCACCATTTCTAAAAATCTGAGTTCCCTTGATGCCAAATACACTGGCTACGACCAAAATCCACAAATTTGTAAACCATTTTGGCAAATTCGAGAAATACTCAAAAAAGATATCTATCTTCTGCATAGCCTCCGGATCCTCTGTCCACACCGACCAGGCGAGCACCACGATCGGGAGCGTAAGTATCGCAAGGACAATTTCGTCTTTGTAGTCGTTTTGCCGAGCTTCTAAAAGTTTGCCCTGGTAAGATTCATCCCCCCGCGCCATTTTTTCTGCGTGCATAAGCTGTGCATCAGACATAGCCATCTTGGTTCTTTGTCGATTGGCGTATATCTTACTGCCCGCTTGTAATGCTAATTTTGCTAAACTAAACCATGCCATAATCTATCCTATCAATCTCTTAAAATAATCTGAATTTTCTAAAATAACCTGTAATCCTTGAGGATCGGGTCCTTTTAATGGAGGAGGACCAAATCTTTTTCCTTTAGAAAAGTTTTTAATTTCTTGTCCTGTTGCGTACTTACGTATCATTTTTCCCTTTTTAGCATAAGGAGCTTTTGTATAATCATAAGGGTTGCCTGCTGTTTGAGTTTGATTTCCATAAGCTTGAAAATTCCATTGATGACCAAAGCCTGCTCCTTTATCGGCTGTTGGAGCCGTGACAAGAGACTGAGTAGGCGTTGCCCCCTGGGCCATACCGTCTCCATCCTTTCCTCCTACTCCTCCTACTGGTGTATGTGTTGGAGCGTGATGCTCATAAGCCCCTGTTTCTAAATTTTGTCTTAATCCTCTATGCTCAGTTTTTTCATATGTGGCTTTGTTCTGAAAGATGTTTTTAAAACCTTTATATATTGATTTACCTACTTGAAACGTTGGTGAATAATCTAGTAGAGATTTTGACTTAGTAGGTTCTGGTCCAAGACCAGGTTTAACGTGTGTAGGTTTATAGGCACCCCCATCTCCTCCTGGATGATGAGTAGTTCTTCTTTCATGTCTCGATGCTGTAGCTTGATGCTGTTTTCCTCCTCTATCATGACTTGATTGTCCTGATGTAGAAGCTCCTGGTTTTCCACTTTCTCCGTAAGGCATTATTTCTTACCTTTCTTGCTGATCGCTTTAGTTCTACGATCTTCAGCGGTTCTTTTCATTTTTTCGACTCCAAGTTTTGCACCTGCAATATCTCGAGTCATATCCATCTTTTCTCTAGCAAGAATTGCTGTTTGATTAATTTTTTCATCCGCAATTCTAATTCTTTCTTTTGCTTGATCTTCATCTTCTTCTAATTTCATTTTATCAACATCAGTTTTTTCTTCAAACTGAGAATCTTTCATTTCCATGTCTTGGAAGCTTTCCGTTGCTTTTCTCTGCATATCCATTGCTCTCAGATCCAATTCTCTTTCTTTCAAAGCGACTAATGG